GTAGGCTACAGCAATAGAGAAAGCATCAAGCCTATCGTCATGTATCAGACTACCTCTGTCCCTCGTTAGTCGTGTCAACTGGTAAAACAGTTTATACTTCAGGGCATTCTCGTTGTTATAGTCCTCTGTAATCACCTTATCGTCCACTACAAGCCTGTGTTGGTTCAATATAGGCTCTAGGGTATCTATAATCCTCTTCTCCTTCTGTATGGAGTGCCTGACCTCTTCTATGGACACTGGATGCACCTTGGTCAGCACAGGTTTGAGCAACTGGGTAAACATTCCGTCACCAAAGTTGCTCTCTACGATAATCTTATTGACGTTCTGCCTCTTAGCTACCTCTGTTAAAGCAGCTAAAGACTTCTCGTTGTATCCGTCTTGTGTCCCACCACATTCCGTAAGGTACAGCATCCCTTTCATCATCTTGACTACAGCGTAGGCACATTCGTCCTTTCCTCTTCCTGCAGGGTCTATACTCATGACTGCTCCATCCCATTCGGCAGTCTCCTGACTTATTGTCATTGGGTTGCACCAGTAGTCTCCTTTCAGTCCTATATTGGGTAATTGTTTACATCCGTCTAACTGTTCCTTACCAGAAGCCCACTGTACGTTCACAGGAGCTTGATTCCATGAGGAGCACCCAGACATAACGATAAAATCATTAAGCTTTAAGGGGTACTTGTCAGCGTCAGAAAGGCTAACATCCAACATAAATTGTAGAGCAAATCCACTTCTACCATAGGAAGCCTCTCTTTCTAGTAGGTCATCTTCATCAAATCTTAATGGGTCTGTAGGTTGTCCTGACTTGTCTGCAGCATCGGCTATGACAGGGGCTAATTTATACCCCATAGCCACCTTCAGACGCTCATCAGGGTAGCGTGAAGTCCATATCCTAGTCTTATACCCTCTTTCATCTAAGAGGTTGTATATGGACATCTCTGTTTGAGGAGTGCCTAGAAAGACAATCCTTCCGTTAGGCTTAATAATAGCCTCAAATTCCTTAATGGTTTCTGCCAGTTTGTCTCTCATCATCTGAGTCATAGAGTTATTGGCAGATTCAACGTCATCAGCAATGATTAAGTCGGCTCTAGACCCTGTAAGTTGCCCTGTAATCCCCAGAGACTTAACACTAGGGGCATGAGAGGCTTGTGCAGGGGCTACATCAAAGCTTATCTTTGACATCCTCTGTCCATCTCTGGGCTTCAGGTGAGCTAATAGAGGCATCTCATGGATTAACCTCAGTGTAAAAGTACTGAAGTCATCTGCCCTAGTCTTAGAAGCAGAGACAACCAATATGTTTTTCTGTGGATTAAGTAGGAGTTGATGGCAGACATAGGCAGAAGTAATCCAACTCTTGCCTACACCTCTAAAGGCTTCAATAACAACTCGCCTCCCTGCGTCATTCTGAAGGAAATCAGATATGTCGTATTGTATAGGAGTAGGGGCAGGGAGGTTGAGGTGCTTCCAAGTTACATATAGGAAGTTTTTGAAGTCCTTTAGTTTGCCTAAAGGCTTCACCTTAGAAGGGTGAACTGAAGAACGTACCCTTGAATGGGAATACTTCAGAATATGAGTCAGTGATATCGGTGTTGTATCCTAGAGCCTTTAGCTCCTCCTTCACCATCTTGTCAGCTTCTTCCCTAGACTGTAGGGCTGCTCTAAGGGCTGCTGTCTTCTTCTCTCTATATTCCTTCTTCTTTTTCATTAGGTCAGCTTCTAGTTCCTTAATCTCTGAAGCTAAGACTTCTAGGTCTTGTTGTTCTGTCATGTAATCCTCGTACTAATTATCCTCTCAGAGGCGAAATAAAGCCCACTGAGCAGGGTTAAGTTGTTTTTAGGTGTGTACCTAGCTGAAACTAGTTAATGCTCTCTGAGTCCTCGTCAAATGGAAGCTCGTCTAATAGGCTTCCTAGAGCATTTGAGTCTGTAGGCATGGCTATGATGTCGTTATCCTTCAAGAACTGTCGGATAACATTGAGGTCTGAAGCTTTGACTTCAGGGTCACGTAGTCTTTCTAGTAGTGTTTTTCCTAGTTCTTCATGTAATTGAGTAAATAATTGGGTTAAATCAGTTGACATTAACTTTTCCTTTTGGGTTTCTTAGCTGTCTTAGCTGCTTGCCTGAAGTTTGCTGCTGTAGGTGCTCCTTTTTGCCCTGCTTTACGCATCTTCTCTCCAGAACCTGCTGCTATTCTCTTTCTCTTAGCGTGAATGTTTGCATATAAACCTGTTTTTGCCATTAAGCACTCCTTCTTGATTTTGAGCCACTACATTTCCACTTTTTTCTTGATAAACGTAATGGACTGTTAGGGTTTTTAGCTGCTGAAGGACTTTTCTTCATTTGTCCTGCAGACCTAGCACAGTAACTGTCTCCCTTCTTAGTTCCTGGGGATATACTATATCTTTTGTCACCATACCTTACTGTTTTACCATTAACTTTTTTTACAAACTTTTTGTTACCTGTATATGCCATCTTTATTGCACCCTATTATTATTTTTTACCACCAAACATTTTGGTTGCTCCTTTGATTCCAAATGAAGCACTTACGATTATTCCTAACGTATATTTATACCAGTCAGGTGTCATCGAGAGTGCATAGAAGCCTCTTTCTACGTAGTCTACAGTAAAAGGCAGGAAGCAGAGCAGTAATGGTATAGAAAAGAGTATGGTTAAATATTCGTCTTTCCAAGACCCTCCAGAATTTTTTACAGCTTCTATATCCCAATCTATTTCACCTTTAATTTGTTTTTCCATAAGAGATGTTTCGGCTTCTATCTTCATTAGCTTTTGTTTAGCTTTAGCCTTCTTAGTTTCTATATAACCTGAAACTGCATCTCCTGCAATACCTGCAAGGCTCTGTAGTAAAATATTTATCATGTATTTGTACCTCTAACACATTTAAAGTCTATTGCTCTCCATGTAGGGGCATTCCTAATTATTGCTTGTTGTAATTGATAGGCTCTAGCTGCACATTGGTTAAATGTTCTGTAATTATTCTTTTCATCAACCAGTTCTATGCAGTTTGTTGGGTTCATAAAGTTACAAACCAATACTATTGTTTTAAGCACTTAAATCTCCTCTTAAATATAAAACCCAAAGAATAAGAATGCCTAAACCACTAGTAAACACTATAGATGCTACTGCTATTTTCTTTATTAAGTCTATTTTTCTGGCTCTTTCTTGTAATTCTCTGTTTATTCTTGCTCGTTCAGAAGCAATCTCTGCCTGTAGTCTTTCCCATTGTCCCATAGTTCCATAGAGCATGAAGATACTTCTCAGTTCATCACGCATCTGCCTCATTTTTTCTTTTTTAAAATGCTTTTCTATAGCAGAGTCTTCAGCTACGGAGAAACGACTGCTTTTCTTTCTGTTTTCTCCGAATTGTAACTCTGCTTCCCCTTTAGCGTAACTGGAGATTGCACCAGATAAAGACCCTAAGTCTTTTCCCATCTCCACTGCCTTTTTTATTGCAGCGTGACCTGCACTTACAGCAGCGAAAGCAGATATAGGGTCAATCATGGGAGTACCTTTCTATAATTTCATAAACACGGAGGATGCTAGGGCGATTATTACTAACGTAGAACCCATAATCATGGCTTCTAGTCTCCACAAACGCTTATCTAAACTGGTTAATCTTTGTTCAACTAATTGGTAACGGAGA